AACAAAAAATGCCTCTGATTCGTAAGTTTGCGGTTCAAGGCCATTCAGTACCATCTGTAGCACATAGTCCTAGAGGTCCTTTTCCTCCAGAAGTTTTGGCGCAACCAGAAATGGCTGTTGATGAATACCATGCAGATTCCCTACATGTTGGACTAGATGATGTTCGCTTTTTTAAATGCAGAGATTGCGAAGAAGTGCTATTAGAAACCGAATTAGACGAACATGAGTGCGAAGACTAAACCCTGACATTTATCAATAAGTCTTGGATACTGTACGCAAGGGTTCCCCTAAGCGCATGGGGAAATTAAGACCTCTCTAGAGAAAGAAGAAAAAATGGCAACAAATCAAGACGGTCATCTNGTTGATGACAAAGGAAACGTAGCGATTGACTTTGTATGGGGTAACTTCCCACTACAGCCAAACGATGTCCGCCGTGACAACGGTGGTACAAACCTTAATTATGCTTTAGATTCACACAACATCGCTGAAGATGGTTGGAATGGCTATCCTCAGTACACACCAAACACCACAGGCTCTCAGTCAGGTGGCGTTGATTACGCAGTAGTTCCAAACGTACTTGGTCAACTTACCGCTGATGCAACAGATACTCTTCTTGACTCAACACTTGTTGCTTCAGTACAAACTGCAGCAACAAATGCTGCTAAGACAGTAACAGCAATCTCACGTACTTCAGGCTCTAGTAACCTAGTGTTTACAGCATCAGGCGCAGGAGCAGCCTACGCAGTTGGTACTAAGGTAATTGTTTCAGGGTTCTCTAACTCTGACGCATTCCTCAACGGTACATACACAGTAACTGCTAACGCAACTAACACCTTTACAGTAGTGACTGCAGACACAACTACAGTTGCACTTACAGGTAAGTCTGGTTCCGTAAACGGCCTTGTTGGAACAATTAAGGCACAAGGAACTGCAGCAGGTCAATCTGTAGCAGTTGGTGCAACAGTTACAACAACTCCTTGGGCAGCAGCGTCCTAATAACAAATGGCTCGAACAGCAGGCGGTAGTGGAGCACGTGGTACACGGCGCTCCCTTCCGTCTGCTCAAGAGTTGCTCAACAGTATTGGCTCCAGTGTTTTTGGAGATGAATTTAGCGGTGTTCCAGTAACCGCAACTAAAGCAGAGTTTAAAACCATTTCAGATGCTTGGTTAGACAATGACCAATCTATGGATTTTTATGACCCAACTAAGTACAACAACCTTGCTGGTGACCCATACTCTATGGATACTCAACTCAGCCGTCAGTTTTACGAAGTTGTTGAATTAACAGGAGACCTACGAGTACCTGGTTATTCTGGACCTCAAAATGAAGAAGATACTTCTCCAGCACCATTGACTTTAGTACCAACTTCTACAACTAACCCACAACGTCCTCGCACAGTTGCCGCTGGTTATGATGAGGATGAAGAAAAACTCACTGTTATGTTCCGTGATGGAACTCTTTATAATTATTACGAAGTAGACTCAAGTGAATGGGCAGCGTTTAAAGCAAACCGTTCTAAGGGCGCAGTTATTTACCGTATGTTGGATTTTAAGCCACGTGGTTATGCTGATGACACTACACTTTCTAAAGGCGCACGTGAAGCGTTCTACCGCTTTAGCCGTGGAGTTCAACTTGGTAAAAAAGGCAAAGGAACCGGACAAACAAAGGCAACGTACAAAACTGCTGCTCAAGCAAAGGCGGCTAAGAAAAGGAAATAGCAATGCCAAAGGTGCATAACATCGGACCAGTATTTGTTCAAATTACTAAATTCCCCTACGATTGGGGTAATAAGATTGCGGTTCGTGGTTGGACACAAGAGATTGAAGAACCCTTCAGAACATCAAAACCCTTTATACTTAGACTGCCTAACTACAAAGCACTAGTGTGTGGACGTTGGACTGGCACTAAAAGTGAAGAAGAAGCATTATCAGGCGCACTAAAAACACGGGAAGTTACATATGATGATTTTACGGAAGAAGCAGGGTGGACACCAGCCCCAGACTCGTATAGAGAAGAGAGTGTCGAAGATTTCTACACCAGACTTGGTGCAATGGATGGAACACTCGATGTTCACGATTGGGAAATGTATATCCGCTTGGCAGAAGAACCCAAGTGACGAAATGCTTGATGAAGTAGTCATGGGCGCAGAAGCGTTCCATGCCATTGCTAAAGAGTTGAGACGACGCAATTAATGTGTTACGCTTTGCTTGCTTTACCTCTCTCTTGGTCAGGCGATGGCCCACGCAAGTGGGTCTCGCTATTTATGGAGTCAAATGGAAAGTTATGATGACGAGAAGTTCGAGGAAATTAATCCTGAGTTCTATTTACAAGATGAAGAGCCTGTTCAAGAAGAAAAAGTAGAAGAACTAGACGAACTTTCCCAACAATTTGTTTCAAAACTTGTTGATAAAATTATGGACTTTCTTAAAGTTCTTGTAGGGCATGACCTACACCCATACCAAAAACCTTTAGCAAGACGCATCATTGAATCCGTAATCATTAACGACGGAGAAGAAATTACTGCACTTGCTGCACGTCAGTCCGGTAAATCAGAAACTGTTGCTGACGTAGTAGCCACACTTATGGTTCTACTTCCACGTCTTGCAAAATTATACCCAGACCTTCTTGGTAAGTTTAAAGATGGTCTATGGGTGGGACTATTTGCACCTACTGAAGGACAGGTTGAAACTCTCTTTGGTCGTGCAGTAACACGTCTTACTTCTGAGCGTGCAATTGAAATTATGGGAGACCCAGAAATTGACGATGCTGCGGCTCGTGTAGGAGGAGTTACTCGTCAAATTAAGTTGAAGAAGTCTGGCTCAACAATCACGATGATGACCGCTAACCCTCGTGCAAAAATTGAGTCTAAGTCTTTNCATTTAATTGTTATTGACGAATGTCAAGAAGCAGATGATTTTACTGTTTCTAAATCTATTTCACCTATGTTGGCATACTACGCAGGAACCATGGTTAAAACAGGGACTCCTACAACAAGTAAGAACAATTTTTACCGTGCTATTCAATTAAACAAACGACGTCAAACAGGTAAAAGTTCACGTCAAAACCATTTCCAATGGGACTGGAAAGAAGTAGCAAAAATTAACCCTAACTACGCAACGCACATCAAGCGAGAAATGCTTCGCATTGGAGAAGACTCCGATGAATTCCAAATGTCATACAACTGTAAATGGCTTCTTGAAAGAGGAATGTTTGTTACCTCAAGTGTTATGGACAAACTTGGAGATACTTCTTCAGAGTTAGTAAAGTCTTGGCATAAAACTCCAGTAGTAGTTGGTATTGACCCTGCCCGTAAAACTGACTCCACTGTAGTAACAGTTGTGTGGGTTGACTGGGACCGCCCAGATGAGTTTGGTTATTTTGAACACCGAATCCTTAATTGGATGGAGTTGCAAGGCGATGACTGGGAAGAACAGTATTTCCAAATAGTTAACTTTTTAGAGAATTACGATGTTCTTGCAATAGGTGTGGATGCTAACGGTGTAGGTGATGCTGTTGCTCAAAGACTAAAACTTCTAATTCCTAGAGCAGAAGTTTCTCCATTAACGTCTTCTCCTTCAGAGCAGTCAAAACGTTGGAAACATTTACAGGCCCTCATTCAACGAGAAATGATTTCTTGGCCTGCCCATGCCAAGACCAGGAGACTTCGTACTTGGAAACGCTTCTACCAACAAATGACAGATGCCGAAGTACAGTTTAAGGGACCTAACTTTCTTGTAGCAGCCCCAGACGAAGCCTACGCTCATGACGATTTTGTTGACTCTTTATCCATTGCCTGCTCTTTAACAGAGTCTTTGGTAATGCCTGAAGTTTTGGCATCTTCTAATCCTTTTTTCTAGTTGAACATAAAGGTTAAAAAAGGAAGGCTACACTAATTGTATGACAAAAAGCCTTCCTCAAACCGAACGGAAATGTACAGACTGCTCTAACACCAAGCCTGTGTCGGATTTTCATGGAAAAGGAGTATCTTCTAAGGGTGTAAAAAAGTACCAGTCTTATTGTAGGTCTTGTGCAAACAAACGGCGTAGGGTAAGAGAGTCTAAAGACCTTTTCCTCAAAGAAAAACGTCAGAAATACGCTCAAAAATCAAACAAAAAAAGAACAAAAGAAAGTAGAAAACTAGAACACGATTACTTTAAAGAGGTAAAAACTCTTTATGGAATAACTAAAGAGCAGTATTTAACACTATTAAAAGACCAACATAATTCTTGTGCAATTTGCTTCATTGACTTTACAAATTGGTCTTCTAAGAGAAGGCCGCACATTGACCATGACCACGAGACAGGGGTTATACGTGGAATATTATGCGGGCCTTGTAACATGGGTATAGGTCAACTAAAAGACTCTGTAGACCTTTTAGAATCTGCAGTAAGATACTTAAAGAAAAGTTTACGTTTAGCCGAATAACTTCAAGAAAAAGTTGGAGAATGGTTCCTGGAATGGCCTTCCCTAAGAAATAAGGAGACTCCTATGTCTATTTCACCAGCACCTCAATTTCCAGAGCGTGCACCCCAAAACTACGAGCGCAAAGGTGCTGACAACGTAACACGTCGTGGACCTCTTCGCTTTGAAGAAGGAATCGCAACAGACACCGATGTGCCTACCGATTTCCAGAAGGGCATCATGCAAGGATATATTCCTGCTGCAGGACGCCCAAACCGTAACGCAAACGTATTCGAGAAGCCTGCTGCTGAGACACTTTCAGAGCGTGCACATGTTGGTTCTGCTGCTTGGGTAGAAGCACCAACATTCCTTGGAGAGTTCGCACACGGAACTAACAACGACTACGCTGCTCAAACAATTGAGACCGTTGCTCGTTCAGGCGGACGCACACAGCGTCAATCTGCAACAGTCGTAAACGACTAAGTTAAGACAGACATCTAGTCGCCCCCACATTAGTGTGGGGGCTATTAGGTTATAGAGAGGAGATAGTATGGCGAGTAAACCAGCCAACCCAAAGATGTGGGCGATGATTGTCGCACAGGCTAAAGCAAAGTACTCCAACTATCCAAACCCAGGTGCATCGCACTGGGTTCACAAGACTTATGTAGAACATGGTGGTCGTTTTATTGAGACCACAGAGCAAGACCGTAAAATGGGTATTGCTAAGAAGAAGCATGAAAAAGAAAAATCAGAAAAACTAATCAAGAATGACAAGGAAAAGTCAAAGAAAAAGACTGCTCCTAAAAAGGATAAAGGCAAGAAGTAATGTCATTTATGGACTTCAGTCCTCCGTCATACAGGGCTGCATCATCAGACTTAACCATTTCGGTATCACCACTTGGGTTAGTCGAACTTGCTGACGAAGAATTTGAAGTACACGGTCCTCGGCTAAACCGATACTCACTTAACTGGGCAATGTATCTCGGTCATCATTGGGGTTACCGTCGTGAGTCTGGCGAAATGCAACTCACAGTTAACTATTACCGTGCGTTCAATGACTTTCTTGCACGATTTACTTTCGGCAAGGGGATTCACTTCCGTTCCCCCAAAGCAACGGAAGCAATTGTTCCAGACCGCTTGGAGCGTATCTGGGAAGTAGATAACGACAAGATGCGTGTGCTGCTTGAGATGGCACAACAAGGCGGAATCACTGGCGATGTATTCGTAAAAATTGCTTACGAAGAAGCATGGCAAGACTCTTCGGGAGCAGCGCACCCGGGTCGTGTTCGCCTTCTTCCTATGAACTCTTCTTTCTGTTTCCCTGAGTTTCACCCACATGACCGTACACGTTTGCTACGTTTCAAGCAGAAGTATCGTTTCTGGGGCACATCTCTAGAAGGTACTCGACAAGTATTTACTTACACTGAAATTCTTACTGACGACACTATTGAAGAATACATTAATGATGAGTTAATTGACTCTCGTCCAAATCCACTTGGTCTTATTCCAGTGGTGCACATACCTAATGTTCCTGTTTCAGGTTCGCCATGGGGTCTCGCAGACGCACATGACATCATCACACTAAACCGCTCTTACAATGAAATATCAACTGACGTAGCAGACATCATTAACTATCACGCTTCCCCTGTGACAGTTATTGTTGGTGCTAAAGCCTCTAATCTTGAAAAGGGTGCTAAGAAGGTTTGGGGCGGTCTTCCAAAAGATGCTCAAGTCTTCAA